TTTCAATTTCATATTCAGGCGTGTTGATGCGTAATGGTGAAATTGGTGTGGATCCACAAGGCTTTGCACAGTTTCATTATGACAAAACACCATCACCCAACGGCACTGGAGGCGACACTGTGTTTGGTGTGCTGGGCGGAATCACAAACACAATTAGTTTGCTTTCTTCCGGCAACATACTAGGTGCTGGCCTGTCTGCACTTAACACATATGGAAAAATTAAATCAGGCAAAGCAGTGAGGGGAATTGATGAAGAAATCATAGGCATTGCTAAGGATGCAATCAGATCTGGTACCAACAACATTGGAGCAACATCAAAGCCTGGTGTGTCATTCCCTAAAAATATCAAACAAAAACGTGTCAACAACAAAGCCACAAACAAAGGCCAATCTCCGACGTCAGTTGAAGCAGGAAAAATAGTGCTGAACTCCAAACAAGCAAAATCTTTTCTCAGCAACAACTATGAAGCAAAACAAAAATTCGCAAAATTTGTAAGTTTTAGAATCAGCACCAACATTGATCCAAATGATGTTGATACAAGTTGGAGTCAACTCACACAAAGCGAACAAAATTCTTACATAGATAATGCAACAAACGTTATTAGCACAATGATCAACAACAAGCAAATCCAATACCAGGTTGAAGAAAGTGAATACAAAAAATTTATCGAAGCACCACTTGCAGAACAAACTGTGGCAACAGTCAACACCAACGATGCAGGTGTAGGGCAAGGACTGTCAGTGAATTCAATCACTGGTTCAAAAGGATACACATACAATGGCTGAAACAAAAACTCCTGTGTCTAATTTGGGTGTCAGTGCTCAATCCAAAACACAGTCTATGGTACAGTTCCTTAGTGGTCTAGAACAAGACAGAACAGAGATCAATGGCGGCCAATATGATGCTGCCATTGCATTTTTCAGAAACAAAGGTTATGATGTTCAAGCCAGTGAATCCATTGCTTATGTATTAATGAAACAAGCCAAAGTGGACAATGCAAACGTTTTTTCAGTGTTGGACACACTGAAAGGTGCAACAGATTTGGAACTGTCTCAACTAGTGGCTGAAATACTCAATGCATACAGATATAAAACTTCTGTGCTAGGTTACAAAAATGACAGAAGCACACAGAGTCATATCACAAGAAACATAAAGGCTTAGCATGAACCGTTGGTCTCAAGGTTTGTACCAACCAAAAAATCCAAACAAGTATGTTGGCAAAAAAACACCCAAGTACAGATCATCTTGGGAATTTGCATTCATGAGATTCTGCGACAACAATCCAGGCATCATGCAATGGGCATCTGAGAGCATACAGATACCATACAGAAATCCTCTTAACGGTAAGAACACAATATATGTGCCAGATTTTTTCTTGGTGTATCAAGACAAAACAGGCAAACGTCAAGGAGAATTGATTGAAGTCAAACCTAACAATCAAGCCAAATTTGAATCAGTGGGCAAAAACAAACAAAATCAAGCGGCTTACATTGTAAATCGTGCAAAATGGGAAGCTGCCAACAAATGGGCCAAGCACAAAGGTATTCGTTTTAGAGTGATCACTGAGAGTGATATCTTTAAATAACATTGCATGACAAAAAAATTAGAAGATCTTTTCAATCTGGAGTCTAATCAAGACACTCCAGAATCTCTCAATGACAAGATTGAAAAAGAACAAGATTCCAAAGATGATGCTCAAGCAAATGCAATTATTCAAGAGAAGTTTAACTTGGACAAAATTGATGCGGCATTGCCGCAAGTTGACGGTTTAGAGGATGACAAAGAAATTGATTCATATGCAGAGGAGAGTTTTAAAGCATATCAAGATCTCATGGATCTAGGCATGAACATAGAACCACGTCTAGCAGGCAGAATTATGGAGGTGGCTTCATCAATGATGGGCAATGCAATATCAGCCAAAAACCTAAAAGTTGACAAAAAACTCAAAATGATTGAACTGCAACTTAAAAAAATGAAACTTGACCACGGCAAACCTGAAGAAGAAGCAGTCACAGGCACAGGCACCGTAGTAGCAGATCGCAATGAGTTGATCAAACAGATATTGCAAAACACCAAAAACGATAAATAACACACTATGAAAACATTCAAAGAATATCTTGCAGAAGCAGTAAAAACATATCAAGCACGCATCAAAGTTGCTGGTGAATTACCAGAAAATTTTGAAGCAGAACTTAAAAACTACATGACAAAATATGAAACAATTGAATTTAAAAAAATTGCTTCAACTCCTGTGCAAGAACATCCACATGAATTTACAAGATTAAAAAATGTTGAAGTCAGCATATTTGATGTTGAAACTGGATATCCAATTGGTTATCAACAGTTAGAATCAGTGCTCAAAGACGAATTTGGCATAGCAGGCGATCACATCAGAGTGAAACATCCAACAGATCCAACAGAAATAAAGCCTGAAGAAAAAGAATATGAGCCTAAACTCACAGACGCTGAATACAAAGATGACACAGCTGCTGAGAAACCATTGTTTGGTGATGAATACAATATGACCATGTTCAAAGAATTAATGGACACAAGACAAGATGATGGCAAACCAGAAGGTGGTGGAGACATTGTTCCTTCAGAAGAAGACACAGCCAAAGACCAATTCCACAAAGGCTATGATCTTAAACAGTCTGATGGTTATTCAGGTTCATCACTTACCAACCACTCAAAATAATTTTCCGTAAATACAAGTATGGCACAAAGTTTACAAGGTAACCTCACCAAAAAGGCACATGCCAAAATAAAGTTCACAGAAGCACAAATACTTGAACTTAATAAATGCATGGATCCAAAAACAGGACCATTGTATTTCTGCAAACATTACTGCATGATACAGCATCCTACCAAAGGATCAATGAAATTTGAAATGTTCAAATATCAAGAAGGACTGGTAGATACCTATCATCAAAATAGATTTGCAATTGCCATGTTGCCCAGACAAACTGGCAAAACCACATGTGCCGCGGCATATCTTGTGTGGTATGCTATGTTTGTGCCAGACTCGCAGATATTAATTGCCGCACACAAGTTCACAGGTGCACAAGACATCATGAACAGAGTGAGATACACCTATGAAGCACTGCCAGACTTCCTCAGAGCAGGTGCTTATTCATACAACAGAAACACACTTGAATTTGACAATGGTTCTAGGATCAAAGCAACCACCACAACAGAGAACACTGGTAGAGGTATGTCACTTTCTGTCATATACTGTGATGAGTTTGCATTTGTGCAACCACCCAGCAAAGCATCTGAGTTTTGGACATCGCTGGCACCCACGTTGGCCACAGGAGGTAAATGCATCATCACATCTACACCAAACTCTGATGAAGATCAATTTGCACTGATATGGAAAGAAGCCAACAAACGCACAGATGAATATGGCAACGAAATGCCTGTGGGTAAAAATGGATTTGCCGCTTTCAGAGCATCATGGCGGGAGCATCCTGAACGCACAGAAAAATGGGCCAAAGAAGAACGTGCAAGAATAGGCGAAGAAAGATTTAGACGTGAACATGACTGCGAATTTTTGATTTACGACGAAACTTTGATCAAGCCAACAAAACTTATAGATCTCGAAGGCATAGATCCTGTTGAAAGACACGGCCATGTGCGATGGTACAAACGTGCTGAAAAAGGCAAAGCATACATTGTTTGCATGGACCCTTCACTAGGCACAGGTGGCGACTATGGTGCTATTCAAGTGTTTGAACTGCCAACCATGACACAGGTTGCTGAATGGCAACACAATGCCACACCCATACAAGGGCAAGTGAGAATCATGAAGCAGATAATAGAACAGTTGGCAGAAGACTTGCAAACCAAAGGTATACAACAACCAGAAATATACTATTCAATTGAAAACAACACCATAGGCGAAGCAGGGTTGGTTGCTATTGCTGACATTGGTGAAGAAAACATTCCAGGACAGTTTCTGTCAGAAACAATCAAAAAAGGCCATGTACGCAGATTTAGAAAAGGCTACAACACCACACACAATTCTAAAATGAGTGCTTGTGCAAAATTTAAACAAATGGTTGAAAATGATTCCATGGTGATCAAATCAAAAAATCTTGTGTCAGAACTAAAAAACTTTGTTGCATCTGGCAACAGTTTCAAGGCTAAACCAGGAGAACACGATGATCTAGTGATGTCAACACTGCTAGCAGTGAGAATGGCCAGCACTATTTCAGCATGGGACCAAAAACTGTTTGAAAGACTACGTGACTCAGAGGAAGAACTGATCTTGCCTATGCCAATTATCATGTCATAAATACACTGATGGATCTAAATTTAGTTGCACAAGACTTGTTTGATGAACTCAAATCAAGGTATTCACATCTTACACTAGGTGATGATCAAGCAATGACCACCACAGATCCACAATTAGCAAGATTTTTTAAGTTTGATTGGAACAACAATGCAGTTTCTGTTGCAATAGATGAGGATAATCTTAGATTGGTGTACAACAAAGACCTAGCAGATTCATTGGAAGAAGAAGATCAACAGTCATGGTACGATTTTGCACGCACCATGCGTGAGTTTGCTGTGACACACAACCTTGGTTTTAAACCACAAGACATAGAAAAAATTGACTTAGAACAGGGGGATTTTGAATTCCTTTCTCAAGTAAATACAGTACAGGAAAGCAAAATGCACGGCACATCAAAATCATCTTACAACACTCTAGACAAAACCAAAATGATCATACGTCACTCTAAAGCAGTGGACGAATCAATTCCTGGTGCAAGATCAAGAAACATTGACTGCATCTTTATTGAAAATGCACAGGGTGAACGTTTCCGTTTTCCATTCAACTACCTACACGGTGCAAGAGCCATGCAGATGCATGTGGCCAAAGGCGGCAATCCTTATGATGGCATTGGCGAATCAATTATAGAACAAGTGGCCAACATTGCAAAGTTAAGAAAATTTACACAGTATGCCAACAAAATGAACATGGTTGACGAAAATACAGAACCATATCTCACAGGCGCAAACCAAAGAATCAAAGAAACCAAAAAACTTTTATCAAGACTGCAGAATCTTAGCACATACGAATCCGCATTGGAAGATCTTAATGCCAGCACTACTCTAGAAGAAGATGAAGTGCAACACATGGTTAAATTGTTTACCAAAGAGGTTTTTGACGAAGAACTTGTTGATGCATTCAAACTATTGCCTATAGTGGAATTTGATGACGAAGAAGGCAAAGACAGACGTGACGTCATGACTCAAGCATCCACAGCATCAAGGTATGCTCAGTATGTGGACAACTGGCTAGCAGATCCTAAATCCATGCTGATCCTCAAAAAAGATGATTCATATGATGCACTGCAAAACAATTTGAGATCACAGCAAAAAGAAACTGACATGAAATTAATGACTATATTAAGAGACATTGCCACAAGATTTTTATCTTCAGATCAAGAAGATGATGCACTGGTTAACTTTGCATCAGACATGGAAGCACAGATTTCACAATCACAAGAATTGTTTGCAAAGCCTGATCCAGAAACAAAACGTCTCAAAGGCACTGCTATTAAGTTGGCCAACAAATATTTGCAGGACATGAAAAAAATTAAGCAAGACGATGCATACAAAGATCAAGTTAGAAAATCACCAGAAGACATCAAAGCATTTAAAAACATCAAAGGCCAAGAAATAGACAAAGGCAAATTGGCCAAACAATACAAAAGAAAATACAAAGATGAATCAGAACAATTTGAAGCATGGGCTACAGCACAAACTGAAATGCTGGAAAGCACACTGGATGAAGACAACATTGAACCATCAGAATATCAAGATGCTTTTGTAAAACCACAAAAAACTTCTGAAATCAACACAATAATCAACTCTCACAAAAAACTGGCAGACGTATAATGAATCTAAACGAACTATTTGAATTTATGGATCGTGAGCCTGTTTCAAATAGTCCAGCTGCCGACAAACTTGCACAAAAAGCCTCATCATATGGCAAAGACGACATGGACTACAATGATATCATGCAAGCCGCAGAACTGTTGCGAGCAGGCAAATTAAAAACACTTGGCAAATTTGTCAACGATCTAGACACTGATCCAAGAGAATTAATTATGTCAACAATCAGCGATGTTGAACCAGATACGTTTAAAAAAATGTATGGCGACCAAACAGGCTATATGAGCCTGATGAAACCAAATTAAAATAATTCTTGACAGAATAAACAAGTTTGTGTATTATACACACTACAGTGATACACACTAGGCAAACAAAAGGAGGCTTACATTATGGCAACACTGGCAGAAATAAGAGCTAAATTGCAGGCTCAAACATCAAAACCTTCAGGTGAAGGCGGCGGTGACAATGCAATATACCCACACTGGAACATTCCAGAAAATTCAGAAGCAGTGCTAAGGTTTTTACCAGACGGTGACACCAACAACACATTCTTTTGGACAGAACGAGCAATGATCAAACTACCGTTCAACTCAGTCAAAGGAGATGCAACATCAGGTCCTGTACAGGTACAGGTACCATGCATGGAAATGTATGGAGATGCATGTCCAATACTTGCAGAAGTAAGACAGTGGTTCAAAGATAAATCTTTGGAAGATCTAGGCAGAAAGTACTGGAAGAAACGTTCATACATATTTCAAGGTTTTGTGACAACATCTCCACTGCAAGAAGATGCAACTCCAGACAATCCAATCAGACGCTTTATTATTGGTCCACAGATTTTCAATATCATAAAGTCTGCACTGATGGATCCTGAGATGGAAGACCTGCCAACTGACTACACCAGAGGTGTTGATTTTAGAATCAACAAGACCACAAAAGGTGGTTATGCTGATTACTCAACATCAAAATGGTCAAGAAAAACAACTCCGCTGACAGAAGAACAGAACACAGCAATCAGTACCAATGGTCTGCACAACTTAGGCGACTTCTTACCCAAGAAACCAACTGAAGTTGAGATCAAAGTGATGGAAGAAATGTTCCGTGCATCAGTGGATGGTGAGTCTTATGACGCAGACAAGTATTCACAGTACTTTAGACCCGCAGGACTCAGAGCACCTGCCACAGGCAGTGGAACCACAGCACTTCCACAAGGCCAAGCAGTGAAAACAGAAACTGCACAGCCAACTGTGACTGCGACACCCGAGCCTACTCCTGCTCCACAACCAGAAACTGCTCCCGCTTCACAACCAGCAACTGCTGAAGGTGGTAACTCCAAAGCAGAAGACATTCTGGCAATGATCAGAGCAAGACAATCCAAGTAATCCAACAGGGGGTAGAAATGCCCCCGTTGACACAATGTCAAAAGTTTCATATAATAAGCAAAAGGATAAAACAACATGGTCAAACCGTTTGATGTAACAAAATTTAGAAAGTCCATAACCAAGTCCATTGATGGCTTGGGCATTGGCTTTAACGATCCTACTGATTGGATCTCCACAGGCAATCACGCTCTAAACTATTTGATTTCGGGCGATTTTTACAAAGGTATTCCACTAGGCAAAGTAACTGTGTTTGCTGGTGAATCAGGATCAGGTAAATCATACATTTGCTCAGGCAACATCATTAGAGAAGCACAGAAAAATAATATATTTGTCATATTAATTGATTCTGAAAATGCACTGGATGAAGCGTGGCTACAGGCCATAGGTGTTGATACATCAGAAGACAAATTGCTGAGATTAGGCATGTCAATGATTGATGATGTGGCAAAGACCATATCAAACTTTATGAAAGAATACAAAGTAGACTACGGAGACAAAGATCAAGAAGAAAGACCCAAAGTGCTGTTTGTACTAGATTCATTGGGAATGATGTTGACTCCCACAGATGTTGATCAATTTGAAAAAGGTGACATGAAGGGTGACTTAGGTCGAAAACCCAAGGCATTGACAGCACTTGTGAGAAACTGTGTTAACATGTTTGGCTCTTACAATGTGGGCATGGTAGCAACCAATCACACATATGCATCACAAGACATGTTTGATCCAGATGATAAAATATCAGGCGGACAAGGTTTCATTTATGCATCAAGTATTGTGGTAGCAATGAAGAAATTAAAATTAAAAGAAGATGAAGCAGGTAACAAAGTAACTGATGTGAGAGGTATTCGTTCTGCATGCAAAGTGATGAAGACACGTTTTTCCAAACCATTCGAAGGTGTGCAATTGAAAATTCCTTATGAAACAGGAATGAATCCGTATTCAGGACTGCTTGACCTTTTTGAAAAGAAAGGCATCATCACACAGTCAGGCAACAGATTGAAATACATCACACAAGAAGGCAAAGAAATACTTGATTACAGAAAAAACTGGGGTGCAGACAACCTTAAAATTGTCATGCAGGAGGTAAGTAATCAGTTTAATGAAGGAGACGATACAGCAACACTTGCTGTTGATGAAGAAGATGGAGACACAAATGCTGATTGATGTTTGGGGATTGATGAAAGCCTATGTTTCTGCCAAAGACAAATCTGTTGTGGCAGAAAAGTTTGTGGACATTGCCATGGACAATGGTGTTGAAGATGAAGAACTCAAAGAATTAATCGGCCATGATGACGAATTGGATGAAGCCATTCGTTACAATCTCGACATTGAACAAGACGAAGAAGACTATGAGGATGCATGAACTGGTTTTCCAGAGTTACGCAAGACATTTCCAAAATACCTGATGCTATTGCATACTATGAAGCAGAACTAAATCAAGCATCTGCTGAAGTAAAACTGCATGGCAACTTAGAAAAACAATCATCAGCCATGCCAGGTGTTGTAGAATCTCGCTTTCGTCAACTGCAGGAAGTTGAAGGCATTCTCAAACACTTAGAAATACAACTGCGTAAACTAAAAACCAAGCACTACAAAAAATATTTAGAGAACTATCAAAGAGCACTGACTTCACGTGATGCTGAAAAATATGCAGAAGGTGAAGATGAAGTGTGTGACTATGAAGCCATTGTGAACGAATGGGCACTGCTACGCAACAAATGGCTGGGTGTGATCAAAGCACTGGATCAAAAGCAGTGGCACATCACCAACATAGTAAAACTTAGAGTTGCTGGCATGGAAGATGCCAATCTTTAACCTATAATATAAATATTCCGAGTCAATAAGCAATTTTTTTTGACCAAAATTTTTTTTTGGCTCGAGTTCGAAAGGAAAAAAAATGACGCAACTCATCGACCCCCACAAATTTACAAAGACTGTTGGCCTTTTAAGGTCATTTTTTTTGGACAAAGGATTCTTAGAAGTCCACACCCAAAACAGACTATCAATACTTGCCGCTTGTGAAGACCCGTTCAATGTAGCAACCTACAACTATGCAGGCAATGTTTGGCCCCTGCCACAAACAGGCCAAATGTGGCTGGAACACGAATTATTAAGTAGCCCCTCTAGTAAGGGGTTTTTTTGTGTCTCCACTTCATACAGACAAGAGCCCAATGCTATCCCAGGTAGACATGACATAATATTTCCAATGTTTGAATTTGAAATGCCAGGCAGTGTTGATGACCTCAAAGCCATGGAGTATGAACTTGTAGAATATCTTGGATTTGGAGAACTCACAGAAAAAACATATGCGGATTGGCAACAACATTTTGGCATTGGTGCGGATGTAGAAATGACAGCAGAACATGAAACAGCCATGCAAAAAGAATTTGGTCAAACGATTATCACAAACTTTCCTGAAATGACTTCACCATTTTGGAACATGGCCAGAAACGATGATGGCACAACTGCCAAAAAAATGGATGTCATTCTAGGCGGCATGGAAACCATCGGGTCAGCAGAACGTTCATGCAATGTTGACATGATGCGTGATACATTTCATTCAATTACAGATGGAGCATACTCAAAACTTCTGTTTGAACTGTTTGGCAAAGAAAGGGTAGAAGCAGAACTTGAAAAGTTTTTAGAGTTTGACTTCTTTCAACGAGTAGGCGGAGGCATTGGCATGACCAGAATGATCAGTGCTTTGGACAAACAATAAAAATTAATCTGGGGTGGTGGAATGGTAGACACGCCAAACTGTTTATTTGGTACTTAGGTATACTGCAATTTATTTAAGTGTGTAGGTTCGAGTCCTACCCCCAGAGCCATGCATGAGGCAAATATCTGTCATGCAAATCAAACTGTAGCTTTTCCGCACAACACCTGTTGCAAATTAACACTGTATTTTATGATTTTTGTGTCATAAATTAATATGGAAGACGGAAAAAATAAAATGAAAAAGATTTTAAAATTATTAATAAAACTACAGAAACTCAACACACTTGGCAACAAGAAAAACGTGAAAGAGGCATTCAAATACGTTTACTAATGGAAAGAAAGAAGGAAGAATGGAAAGAGCATTTGAAAACACTGCAAGAAGTCTTGGTCAGTTTACTCGTTTTGTCAATCATATTTTTGGCATTGACGATGAAAACATTATCAAGTTTTGCAGATACGAATATGGCACTGAATGGCAGTGGGCGTATCATACTTGGCAAAGGGAAAGAAAATTTCCTAATACACTCAACAGAGACAACGCGATATAATGCGTGAACCGCAAATTTGGTTTTTTATTGTGACTGCACTAATGCTAGTAATTGGTGCAATCATAATGATGATTAAGATCACGCCAACACCTGAAGAAGACGAACGACGCTGGAACTGGATGCTTGGAAAAGGTCCTGATCCATACAAAAAGGAAAAAAAAGATGAGTAGAATCAAAGTCAACATATTAAAAGACAGCACCAACACGGATAGTTACAAGTATTCAAATTTAAATCTTTTGAGAATTGTAATGGCCGGCAACAGTAAAGCACGAAACAACAGCAGGAGATATAAATGAGCACCCTATCAAAATACTTGCACAATTTGAATCAATCACCTTTTCCTAAAATGCAAGGAAAAACAACAAGAGGAAAAACAAAAAAATAATGCAATATCTAAAGAACTTACTAAACGCAATCAGACCGCAATCCAAACAAGAATGGATTGAGTCATACCTATCTCAGTCAGTGGATCGCTATGATCTAGAAGCAAGACAGCAAGAATTGACGAGGAAAGGTATATACTAGGATGATCAATTACGACGTAACACAATGGGCCACGATGTTTAGAGCGTCACAACTCTATCTTCGTGCTCTACGGCGTAAAAAACACGTATTTCCACACCAACAAATTCACAGTTTACATGCTTATAAACTTAATCATAAAGTTGTACAAGCATCACGTTTCACACCATATTATCACTTTTAATGCCTACCACAACAGGAGATTACATCATGTTAATTTTCATGATCTTGGCTGCCCTAATGGTAATTGCAGGTGTAATATTAATGGCAGTCAATAATCAATATAATAAAAAGTATTCAAATCAACTCATGCAGGCAAGAGTTCTGTTCCAAGGACTAGCACTGGCAGTTTTGTTTGTGGTGGTTTGGTTATCCACATAATTCTAATCATTCCATTGCAATAATCACACAGATTTGCTAAAATACTGTATCCAATTATATAAGAGGAGATAACAAATATGTTAGAAAAACTGTTTGGCCTATCCAAGGCCGGCACTACTATTAAAACGGAAATCATGGCGGGTGTTGCAACATTCTTGACAATGGCATACATCACTGTGGTCAATCCGGCCATAC